TGGCCTTTGCTGAAAAGCAGGTCAAGGAGCAGTTAGAGAATGATCGCATGCCAATCAATCAACAGGCTTTGATGAAGAAATTTGGCTTCACTCATGGCTACATTAAGAAGTTAGAACGCAAAGGATTAAGATTTCGTAAGCAAGGGAAAGATATTATGTACGATGTCAATGATGTTTATGAGATTTTGGAATTAGAGAAAGAAGTACGAAAATTAAGAGCATAAGGAGATAAAAATGTTTGAACCACCGATTTTAGACCAGTTGATGGGCGTTGGAGCCTTGCTGCTTGGATTTGCAGGGGTTTGCCGTCATATCAAACTGCAAGAGGAACGTAAGGAAAAAGAAAGACGAGAAGAGCAAGAATTTGCGTCTATGATTATCCAAGGCTATAACCATGCTTATGAACGCGGTAGAGAGGATAAATGGCAAGATATTCGCAAGAATATTCAGCGAGAGTTTAAAGGCTTCACCTACGACAACGAACCGCCTACAGGCTTGCGTTCAGAACATCTAGGCTTGCGCCAAGAACCTCTGGCATTACCAGAGCCTAAAATGCACATCTTGAAGTGAGGAGGTCAAGAAATGGAAAGATTGATTCAATGGCTGGATGACCAGATTATGTATATCAAAGAAGCGATAGAAAAGGGATCAGCTAACAGACATTTTATTACGATTTGGGAATATAATCATAAAAATCTATTATTAGTCAAAGAATACATAACTGACTATGAAAAATTAACCAAGGACTATGAAAAAATTGTTAAGGATTTTGAAAAACTAACAAAAGACTATCATGATGTGGTCTCTCAAAATCGTCTGATCAAGCTTGAAAAACTAGAGTTAGAAGGCAGGTATATCTATGAGGATATGCGGATGAAGTACCGTGCGAATCGGAGGAAGTGGGGCGCTCGGTATGTCTGAAATCAAGTGGATTAAAATCACAACCGATATTTTTGACGATGAAAAGATTTGCCTGATTGATGCCTTACCTGATCCTGATGCCATCTTAGTGATATGGTTCAAGATTTTGACACTTGCTGGAAAACATAACAGTAATGGTTTGCTGATGATGACTGATAAGGTTCACTATACAGATGAAATGTTAGCTACTATTTTTCGTAGACCATTGAATACAGTAAGAATGGCTATTGGAATCTTTGAACAGTTCGGGATGATTGAGATTATCGATGGAATCATTAGCCTGCCAAATTGGGAAAAACATCAAAACGTTGATGGAATGGAGAAAATCAAGGAACAGACACGTAACCGTGTAGCCAAATACCGTAAAAAACAGAAAAATCTTGCTCTTGGTAACGTTACAGGTAACGTTACAGTAACGGACGGTAACGCACTAGAAGAAGATGAAGATAAGAATAAGAATAAGAATAGATTAGATGAAGATAAGAATAAGAAAAGAATAACTACTACTAGTAGTAGTGGTAGTGAAGAAAATATTTTAGAACTTTTTCAATCAGAATTTCGTAGACTCTTATCTGGATTTGAGATTGAAGAAATAAACCATCTACTCAATGAGAATGATGCGGATTTGGTAAAGGAAGCACTGAAGACTGCTATTAACTCAGGAAAGCCCAACATCAAATATATTGGTGGTATTTTAAGAAATTGGCAGATGAACAATGTTACGACTGTTGAGCAGGTTCGTCAATCAGAGAAAAAGAATAAGGATAAGAAAGAAGAACAGGAGGCAAAGGACGAATGGGGGTATTAGAACTGATTGAACAATTCGAGATAGACTACTATCCGTTAAGCTACGAGAAGAAAACTCTTTTAGCCAACCAGCCGATTCATCAAGTGATTACCTGCTTGTCTGAAATGGCGAGTTGGCACGAATGCGGAGGTCGTCTGTCATGGTAGACAATGTATTTGAGGAAATTGTCTTATCTTATCACAGGAATACAGAACAACAAGAAGAGTTTTGCGAAAAGCACAACATTCCTTTGATAAAGATATTGAGGACTGAGAGTGTTGTGTGCCGTATGTGTGAATCTGAGCGAATCCATGAAGAGAATCAGGCAAGAGTGAATGAACTGGCCGACGCTGAGAATGAACGAGAGAGGAAATACTATCTTGAGAAGTTTTCTCTTTATGATGAGGTTTTGAAAAATGCAACCTTGGACAATTTTGAGACACCTACTGAAAAAGAAGCGGAAAAGCTAGCTTTTGCAAGACGGATTTGTCGTGAGTGGTCTGAGGGTGCTAGGAACAACATCGTGCTTCAAGGAGAAGCTGGGACTGGTAAGAGCCATTTGGCTTTTGCGATGGTAAAAGCCTTATCTGAGTACACGAAAGAGATTGCTATTTTCATCAACGTAACTGACTTGCTGATGAAGATTAAAGCTGATTTTAGTCAGGAAGAGTTTCTGGTCAATAAAATTGCTAGTGCTAAGTTCTTGGTTTTGGATGATTTAGGAATGGAAAAAGATAGCGAATGGTCATTTACTATTCTCTACAATATCTTGAATAAGCGTTCAAACACAATCATTACCACAAATTTGATTTCTGCCGATATTCAAAAAAGATATGGCAGACCTTTCATGTCCAGACTAATGAAGGGTGTAGATAAAGACCATTTGATGGTTTTCAATGATTTGACAAACAAGCGAAAGCAATATTTTTAGAATAGGGGTGGCTGATGTTTATTTTAAAGCATGGGACAAGAGAGGATAAGCCGTTTCTGAGGTCCGTGGTTATCGGAGTGACTGGATTGGACATTTCATGTTCTGAGGAGAAGAAAGCCATGCGGTTTGTTTCTCGGGCGGCTGCCGTACAGGTTGGAAAGGCTTTGAGGGGTTCCTTTGGGAACTTTTACCCTGTTGAGGTGGAGTGATGTTAAATCTTTACTTCGTTTACAACGAGCACTGCAAGTTTTTCCTTGGGACGTTTGACAATGTCGATGATCTCATTGAGCAGATGGAAGACCACCAATGGGCTTTCTCGGCTATCACTCACCCAAGGTTTCAGAAGCACATTGGTCAGCGGACGACACGCTTTGACTACGGTGCTAAGGATTGTTACTATTTAGCAACTTTTTCAGGAGGAGAAGAAAATGATTGAACTTTTTAAAGAATTTGGAATGGCTATTCTGTGGCTATTTCTCGGCTACTTAGTCGGGGAACGTGCAGCAAGAAAGGAGAAGAAAGATGATCAATAATGTTACGTTGGTGGGTCGCTTAACGAAAGCCCCTGAATTAAAATATACGCCGTCGAATGTGGCGGTTGCTACCTTTACTCTGGCTGTCAATCGGAATTTCAAGGGAGCAAACGGCGAGCGAGAGGCGGACTTCATCAACTGTATGATGTGGCGCAAGCAGGCGGAGTTGTTTGCGGAATGGTGCAAGAAGGGCAATCTGGTCGGTGTGACGGGTCGCATCCAGACAAGGAACTATGAGAATCAGGAGGGGCGCAGAGTCTATCTGACTGAGGTGGTCGCAGATGGTTTTGAGCGACTTGAAAAGCGTGATGATACTGCTAACCGTTCGAACATCGAGGAACAAATGCCAGGAAGTGCATTTGATGAGGATGATTTGCCGTTTTAGTGAGAGGTAAGAAACATGGTTGGAGTAACCTATCAGGAAATTCATCTCTTTGTTGAATTTTTGAAAGAGCAGTACGGGCAAGGGCGTCCAGACTATATTGAAGCCCTGAACGACTTAGACGGTCTGGTGGAAGTCTCCTACAGAGAAGCCATTGAAAGATTTTTAGAAGATGAAGTACGATAAACAGGCTGAGATTGACGGACTGAAACGCACAATAGAGCAGACGGAGGCTCAGATAGTAGAGCTATCTGAGCCGTGTGTCAAATCGCTTGCTTTTAGCAGGTCTGAGGAACGTGACTTGCTTAAAAAGAAAGTGAAAAACTGGAAGAAGAGAATAAAGGAGTTGGAAGATGATGGAAGATTTAAAGCAAAAAGTTAATGAAGTATACAACTGGACGGTAGAAGACGGGAAGCCCAAACCTCCCAAGCAAGATTTACCACAAGCAGTGAAAGACCGGGCGGACTATTTTTGGGAAATGGCAGAAGATGGTATGACGTTTATGGGAGCGATGGAATGCATCTTCGCTGATGAAAAGCCTACAGACTATGATTTGGGAGCTACTAAGGATTGGCTGCCAAAATCTAAGGAGTTTGATGATTGGATTGGCTATTCGCCAGGCATGGCTCAGGTAGTTATTGCAGTTTATTTGATTTATTGAGGAAACTAAGATGGATAAACAGGGATTGATTGATTATTGTAACGCCTTAAAAGAAAGTAAAAGTAGATTTATCAATTGTATTGATGTAGATAGAATCATCGACATAATCAAACAACTAGACGAACCAGAAAAAGTCAAAGTTCCGCAGTTTGTGGCGGATTGGATTGAAGTATGTAAAGAACATCTTACAACTAGTCTATATACTGCTATGAATCCAAACTTTATGAAAGAAAACAACCAAAGTTTCGATTTAATATTATGGATTAAAAATACGAGCAACCAAGAAACATTCGCTCGTGCATGGCTTGACGGCTACGATGTCGAGAAAGAGAAGCGGTATTTGGTGAAGATTAAAGGGAATATTAAAGAAAATACGTTGGTTTATGGAGAACTTTTGGAAAGGTATTTCTTTACAAAAGGCTTTACTTTAGGCAATGCTATATATCACCACACCCACAAAGAACTAGAGGAAGCAGACTTCGGCTGGGTGTTTGATTGCGAAGGGATTGAGATTGAGGAGGTTGAGTGATGGAAGAAATGAAAAGAGAGTTTGCAGGTAAATTGTACAGAAAAGCTTGTGAAATTGCAGAGTTTTATGAAGAGCAAATGGATAGTGAAGACGATGACGAAGTATTTGATATTGAAGAGTGTTTGGTAGAGTTATGTCAGCTAGTTTTTGACGAAATGATTTTTTGTCAAGCGGCAGTATCGAGAACATACTTCGCAACATTGCCAACAGACAATCTTTATATTATGAGTGAAGCAAGAAAAGAATTGCCTTTTAAACCACAGCAGGAGGTCACAGATTGAAACGATTCATAGCTATCTGGATTCTTCTATCTGCTGGACTAAACATCTGGCAGATGGACAAGATTCGAGATTTAGAAGAGAAGCGCCCGATGATTATCTATAAAGCAGATAATCAAGGCGCCGAAATCAAAGGCAGAGTCGTCCATAAGGAGAAAATAGGCGACATGCACACAATCACAGTACAGAACTACGGCATTTTCGTGGTTACGAAGGACGTGTATGAGAAAGTGAAAGTTGGGGATGAGGTGATGATTTAAAATGAAATGCGAGTTATACAACGATCATTTTGAAAATGCTAAAAGGTATCAGATTCCAAGGGCGCAGTTAATTATCGCTGATATTCCTTATAATTTAGGTAATAATGCGTATGCTTCAGACCCCCGTTGGTACAAGGATGGAGATAATAAAAACGGCGAGAGTAAACTGGCAGGAAAGTCATTTTTTGATACAGACAATGATTTCAAAATTAATAATTTTTTCGATTTCTGCTCTCGGTTACTCAAAAAAGAACCGAAAGAAAAGGGGAAAGCGCCAGCTATGATTGTATTCCACGCTTGGCAACAGCGAGAAATGGTTATTGAATGTGGTAAAAAACATGGCTTTAATAACGCTTATCCGCTCTATTTTACAAAGAAATCAAGTCCACAAGTTTTAAAAGCCAACATGAAGATTGTTGGCGCTGTTGAAGAAGCGACTGTTTTATATCGTGACAAGTTACCGAAATTCAACAATAGTGGATCAATGGTATTGAATCATGCTCCTTGGGAGAAAGATAGTAACTATCCCACGATTCATCCGACGCAGAAACCTATACCAGTTTTAAAACGATTGATTGAAATATTTACTGATCCAGACGATGTTGTTATTGACCCAGTAGCTGGAAGTGGCTCAACTTTGAGAGCTGCAATAGAAATGGGACGGTCTGCCTATGGTTTTGAAATTAAAAAGGATTTTTATAAGAAAGCGCAGGAGCAGATGCTCTCAACCTTTCAAACCAGTCTATTCTAGGCCACTATATCAGACTACAATTTTTGATTTTTTAGGAGAAAAAGAATGAACACACTAGAAAATGTAAAACAATGGTTTATAGACCGTGACCTTGAAAACGGTGGACGGTTAGACAAGCAGTCACTAAAACTTAGTGAGGAGTTCGGCGAACTATGCGCTGGCTATCTCAAGAAGAATGAGCAACTAACCAAGGACAGTATCGGAGATTGCGCAGTCGTGATTGTCGGTCTGGCGTTGCTGATAAAGGTAGATGTCCAAGAAATATTTGATGATTCTATAGTGATTTTTAAAGAAGATGTGCCTGATTATTTTAAAGATTTAAATAAAAATATCAGCTGCTTTCAAAGGTTCTACAGTTGGGAAGAAAAATCTATGTGTAAGATGTATCTATCATTTTCCATTGATTCGTTAAAATCAATCAGCACCGCACTCGGTTATGATTTCGAAGAAAGTTTTGAACTGGCTTACCAAGAAATCAAAGACCGAAAAGGTAAATGGATCGATGGTACGTTCGTCAAAGAGGAGGATTTGGTATGATACCGAAATTTAGGCTGTGGAATAGAATTACATCACAATTACATCTTGTTGATGGATTATACTTCGATGATAAAGAAGCTGAATATGTAGATGATGATAACGTACTAAGATTTATTGGCTTTAAAAACATCGAACTCATGCAATCAACAGGACTCAGAGATAAGAATGATAAGGAAATCTTTGAGGGAGATATAGTCAAAATGTCTAAGGATGTCTATTCTGAACCTACTTATTACGAGGTTGTAAGACATTATGGCGGAGCCTATCGTCTTGAATCCAAACAACACGGATGTGAATTGTGGTTACGACATACTGATTGTGAGGTTGTGGGCAACATCTACGAAAACAGAGAACTTTTGGAGGATAAGGAATGAGACCGAAAAGATACCCTTTCAGTGGTGCTAAAAAAGAGAGTGAAGCTAAGAAAATATCGTTAATGCTTAAAAAAGTCGATGAATCAGACTTGAAAGGAAGTGTTTGGGCGGAGCCTCTTCATATCTATAGCAAAACAAGAGTCCATGTAGAGATAGAGGGATATGGAAAGAAAATCATAACCGAATTTAAAACAGATGATATGGATTTTTCCAAAAAAGCTTCATTCTTTAAGAGGGCATTATTCAAAAGAGCTGAAATGATGTCTCAGTTTGATTTTAGAGAAACAACAACTGAAGAATGGAACCGAATAATCTTAGAACTTTTGGAGGATAAGGAATGAACCCAGAAATAATTGATAACATAAACAAACCAAGCCACTACCAAGGAAGATTTGGCATGGAATCTATCGATGCTTTAAGAAACTTTATGACAGACGAGCAGTTGAAAGGATTTTTTATGGGTAACAGCTTGAAGTACATACTACGGCATCAGAAGAAAAATGGTCTTGAAGACCTGAAGAAAGCCAGAAAGAACCTTGATTGGTTGATTGAGGAGATGGAACATGAGAATTAAGACATCAAATGGATCCATCATCAACGTTGACAAAATAAAGCATAGCATCATGATTGATGGTGTTGATTATGGTTCAGATTGTCGTGCTTTGATCTCTAAGCACAGAGATGGTACAGGGACTATTACATTAGTATTTGAAGGAAAAATGATTTAAAAAAGGAGTAAAAATAATGTTTACACAATACAATGACGAAACAGGAAAAACGACACTTACAAAACTTGCTAAGGGCGGTATCATTACAGTTGCAGCTGTTGCTTCACTTGGGATTTTTCGTCTCACGGCTGTGAAACGTATCCCAGCTAATACAGTTGGGGTTAAGGTTAGCGCAATTGGTGGTGTGCAAGAAAATACCCTGCAAACAGGATATCATCTAAAAATGCCATTTATTGATAAAGTCTACACCTTATCGACATCTGTTCAAACAAAAACAATGGAGAAAATCACGACTCAGACTAAAGATGGTCAGTGGCTCAACACCAATATTGATGTGAAATATCGTGTCAATAAGGAAAAAGCCATGACGGTATTCTCTAACTACACTACCTTGAAAACAGTAAATGATAGTGTAGTATCTCCAGCAGTGCAAAGGGCAATCGAGTCTGTAACGGGTAGTTACGATATCTATGATGTGCTAGGTGACAAGCGTACTGAAGTTTATGAGGCGATTGATAAGGCTCTAAAAGAAAAATTTGAGTCTTACGATTTGGAGTTTGTATCCTTTACCATCACAGACCAAGATGCAGGCGATGAAATTGAAGCGGCAATCAAAAATGAATCGGTCAAACAAAAGGAGATAGATACAGCTAAACAGGAGCAGGAGAAAGCCAAGGTTGAAGCCGATACCAAGAAAGTTCAAGCTCAAGCCGAAGCAGACGCAGGTATCATCAAAGCAGAAGGTGAGGCCAAGGCAAACAAAGCTAAGTCAGATTCAATCACAGATAATCTTATCCGGATGAAAGAAGCAGAAGCCAGAGAGAAACATGGCTGGGTCACTGTTAACGGTGCAGGTAGTGTGATCACGAATAAAGAATAAAATAAGCCCAATCCATAAGGACTAGGCTTCGAAGATGAAATTGTAGAGTTGGACAACCTTCTGAAAACTGGTTGTATCCATGGTTGTGATTTTTTGAGCCTTTCGCTCTCTAAAGTCAAAAGTATAGAGTTGGAGTGGATTGACAGAGCCATCTACCTTATTGGAACGCACAGGAACGAGCAGGCCTTGTTCTTCTAGTCTGCTTTGACCGTGTGTAATAGGGCATACAGCCACAAATCCAGTCCGCTCCGAATATTCTCTACGAGAGACGACAATAGCAGGACGGCGCTTCTGAATCTCACGTCCTACAGACGGGTCGAAGTCAATCCAGATGATGTCCTGTTTTTCTGGGATGTAATCATATTTCGCTGTCAAGGAATCTTACCCCCTCGAAGTCATCTTCCATGCGTAGGTCTGCATCGCCGCTAAATGGGTCTGGAATTTTTGGAGCTAGGACAATGACATTATCTACACCCTTGTAGACAAACATCTCCTGCCCCTCTGGAACGTTGAGTGTTTTTGGGATGGTCACAGTGACAGAATTCCCAACCTTACGAGTTTTAACAGTATTCATTTGTTTCTCCTTTATTTAGTATACATACAGTATACACCTAAAAACGGAGCAAGGCAAGAAAAAAGCCAGCACAGCTGACTCCTTTGTGATATGTTTGCTAAAAATATTATATCATAAAGGAGCTATGTTGTGAGGTTGTTAAAAAAAGTTGACGTGCAATTCACCAAGAAAAATGTCTATGACGTCCTAGAGAGTTATCGCTCGTATGTCCGAATGGCAGGCGCTGAGTATTTGCCTAAAATCACAACGACCTACTCATTTGAACCAAAGACATTTACTGGTAAGAACACAGCTACTGAGAATATGGTTATCGAACATGTGGATGCAGAGGCAGAGGTTTTGGAAATTGAGAGAGCTGTGAACTGCATTATGGATCCATATGTTCGGCAGGTTATCGCAAAGAAGTACATGGATATGAAAATCCAATTATCAGACAAGGCTATCTATATGGACTTAGGCTATTCTGAAAGTGAGTTCTACCGCATGCTTAGCAGAGGTGCTTTGGAATTTGCGGAAGCCTATCGAAAAGGTAAGCTGATTGTCTTTCGTAAATTTTTGGGAGATATTTGCAAGTAAATTGCTAGGAAATGGCTTATTTTACATGGTAGAATAGTATTGTCAAGTGATAGGTCAATTGACGTCTCCTTTATACTTTATTATATTTTTCCGAGGTTTCGGCCTCGTTTTGGCGGTGACAGGTGTAAAGTGATTTTTTCTCCTATGTTTCCCTTGGTTCGATTCCGGACATCGCCGTTAACTTATTAGAAGGTCACGTATCGTGTGGTTTTTTTTGATTTTGTGATTGGAGGTGATGGAAAATTGAGTGGATTGAGAATAAAACAAAAGAGATTTGCAGATGAGTACATCATCTCAGGTAATGCGACGGAAGCTTATAAGAAAGCAGGTTATCGTGCTTCTAGTGATAGGGTGGCAGGTGTCGAAGGACATAAGTTACTAAAGAATCCTAAGATTAAAAGCTATATAGATGAACGACTGAAACAACTTGATTCTGAAAAAATTGCAGATCAGCAAGAAGTCCTTAGTTACCTAACTTCAGTCATGCGAGGAGAAACGCAAGAACAGACCTTGATAAGCATAGGAGAATTAGGTCAAACGATTACGGATATCGATGTCGGAGCAAAAGATAGAATCAAAGCAGCCGAACTTTTAGGCAAACGTCATAGGCTTTGGACAGACAAAGTAGAGACAGACGTTTCTGGAACGGTGGTGTTTGCAAATGAGTCAGACATACCAGATTAAACAGAACGATATTGTTGTTGACCTACCTAAGACAGTAGGCGGTGGATACGGACAGTTCTGGCGCTCAAGAAATCTTTATCGAGTTGTAAAAGGGTCTCGTGGTTCGAAGAAGTCCAAGACAACCGCTTTAAATTATGTTATCCGTCTTTTAAAATATCCCTGGGCTAACTTGCTTGTCATTCGTAGATATTCGAATACGAATAAACAATCGACTTATACGGATTTCAAGTGGGCATGTAATGTGTTAGGTGTGACTCATTTATTTAAATTTAATGAGTCTTTACCTGAAATAACTGTCAAAAAAACTGGACAAAAGATTCTATTCCGTGGTCTGGATGATGAACTGAAAATCACATCTATTACGGTCGATGTCGGTAGTCTATGCTGGGCATGGTTCGAGGAAGCGTATCAAATCGAAACTGAAGACAAGTTTAGTACGGTTGTTGAGTCCATCCGTGGTAGTTTAGACGTACCTGATTTCTTTAAACAAATCACGGTCACATTTAACCCGTGGAACGAGAGGCACTGGCTCAAACGTGTATTCTTTGATGAAGAGACGAGACGAGCTGACACATTCGCTACTACAACCACTTATAAATGCAATGAGTGGCTTGATGAAGTCGATATCAAACGCTATGAGGATTTGTATCATACGAACCCCAGACGTGCGAGAATTGTCTGTGATGGCGAATGGGGAGTTGCTGAAGGTTTAATATACGAGAACGTGACTGTCAAGGAGTTCAATAAAGATGAACTACTACAAGATTCAGCTAATAAATTATGTATCGGTCTAGACTTTGGTTTTACTCACGATCCAACCGCTTTGTGTTGTTCGTTGATAAATGACACGACGAAAGAAATCTATGTCTTTGATGAGGCATACAAAGTTGGATTGATAACCAAAGAAGTTGCGAAGATGATAAAAGACAAAGGTTATCATCGCTCACAAATCATTGCTGATAGCGCTGAATTACGACTGATTGAGGAATTGAGGTCAGAACACGGTATAACTCGAATTAAAGAGAGTCGCAAAGGTAAGGATAGTATTATGGCAGGCGTGTCCAAGTTACAAGGATACGCTATTTATGTGCATCCAGATTGTAAAAACATCATGGATGAATTTTATAGTTACTGCTACCAGCGGGACAAAGAAGGAAACTGGTTGAATAAACCAGAAGATAAAAACAACCACTTGATGGATGCGCTACGTTATAGCCTTCAATGTATCGAGGGTGGGAAAGCAACCGTCCGCAGACGTTCTGATTATGGTCTATAGAGAGGAAAGACATGTACCAATATTTAACCTATCCACGGGATGGATATGATGAGGGTTCTTTGAAGAAAGGCCTGATTTATAAATTGATAACGATACATAGCACTGAAGGCTCACATTTGAAGAAGCTTAAAAGCTACTACTTGGGTGAGCATGCTATCTTAAAACACACAAGACGCAATGTGAACGCACCCAATTACAAGACGGTAGCTAATCATGCCAAGGATATCGCAGACACGGCTACGGGCTATTTTATGGGCAATCCTATCAAGTATAACAATACCGCCGACGGTGATATCGATGAACTACTTACAGCGTTTGACGGTGCTGAGATTGACCAAGTAGATGCTCAGAATGCTTTGAACATGGCTATCTATGGTCGTGCTTATGAGTACATCTATGCCAAAGAGGGATTGACTGAGTTGGATTCAACTAGTATTGATCCAGAAAATACTTTCATGGTATACGATGATAGCATTGAACGGAAGCCTTTGTTTGCGGTCTATTACTACCAAGTCAAAGATGATACGAAAGATACTACTAAGTACCAGGCAGAGGTCTTTACTGAGAATCTGCACTATCACATGGTGCTGAGAAGTACAGATTCAGGAACAACTCGGAACGAGCAAGTAGAACCCCACAACCTTGGTCAAATCCCAATTATCGAATATCGCAACAATCACTTTGCGATTGGCGACTACGAGCAACAGATTAGCTTAATCGATGCTTATAATTCCTTGATGGGTAACCGTGTCAATGACAAGGAGCAGGCAGTAGAGTCTATCCTTGTCTTGTATGGCACGCAGCTAGCAGACACGCCAGAAGACGCTAAGGTAGCGATGAAGATTCTTTCTGAAGAAGGTCTTTTGGAATTGCCGGGCGATGGTGCAAGAGCTGAGTTCTTGAAGAACACGCTGGATGAAAGTGCTACTGAAATCTTGCGTACAGCTCTGAAAGAGGATATCTACACATTCAGCCATGTGCCTAACTTGACTGATGAGAACTTCGCGGGCAATACGTCAGGCGTAGCTATGGAATTCAAGCTGATGGGCCTTGAGATGATTACTAAGACCAAGGAAGCGAACTACAAGCGTGGATTGCGCCAACGGATTGCGATTTTTGCTCATTACTTGGGTATGAAGCAGATTGCACTAGAGTCTCATTCAATCGTCCCACAATTCAGCCGTGGTTTGCCTAAGAACTTACTGGAAATCTCTCAGATTGTGAACAACTTGGAAGGCAAAGTGACCAACAGGCAGCTTATTTCTCTCTTGCCGTTTGTGGAAGACCCTGACGCTGAACTGGAAGCCTTGGAAGAGGAGAAAAAGAAGAATATGGAAGACATGCCAATGTTCAACCAAGACAACACGAAACCCGAAGATGAGGTAGAGGATGAAGAATCAGGAGTACTGGGCGAAGAGGAAAGCCAATCTGATTTACCAGCAGATGGACAAGGCCGAAAAGCAGGCGGACCAGTTCGATAGAGTCTATCAAGAAGCTAAGACGTACTTGGATAAGGAAATCAATAAGATTTTCGATAAATTCCAACGTGATTATGGTCTAAGTCAGGTAGATGCTAGACAAGTCTTGAAGAACATGAAAGACAAGAAGGACTTGAACGAACTTCGTAAGGTGCTTGAAGCTAGACCGAATGACCCGAACATCCAAAGATTACTAGCTGACTTAGATAGTCCAGCTTATTCTTTCCGTATGAAGCGCCTAGAACGTTTGAGCGACGATTTAGACCGTATGCGTGAATCTATCTATCATTCAGAGAAGACAGGCTCAGATGCCTTTTATAGCGACCTGATGAAGGATAGCTACTACAAGGCTACCTTTGACCTGCAGCAGCAGACGGGGCTAGCATATGGCTTTTCTGGGCTTCCTGAGAGCGAGATTAAACATCTACAGTCTTTCAGTTGGGTGGGGGACGGAAGTACGTACTCAACAGACATCTGGAAGAATACGGGGAAGCTTACTTCTAGCATAAAAGATGAACTACTCATGAGTCTAATGACCGGTCGAAGTACACGAGAAACTGCACAAGCAATTGCTGAGCGATTCAATGTAGGTCAGAACGATGCAAGGTGTTTGGTTCGAACAGAATCAGCCTTTTTTCATAACCAGATGGAACTACTCAGCTATGAAGAAGCAGATATAGAGAAGTATATCTTCGTGGCTGTCTTAGACAAGCGTACATCCCGCATTTGCCAAGAACATGATAATCAGGTCTATGATAGGGATAAGGCTGTCCCTGGCGTCAATTGTCCGCCTATGCACCCTTGGTGTAGGTCTACTACTGTCGCATACGACGAGGACGCAGATTACAGCAAGCTGAAGCGCAGAGCAAGGAATCCAGTGACAGGTAAGACCGAGATAGTACCTGCTGATATGACTTATAAAGAGTGGTATAGCAAGTATGTGGATGAAAAAGGTAAGTCTGTAAAACGTAAAGCGTTTGATAAAACTATTAAAAATGATACAATAGTAAGTGTATCAGGGACTACAATTGGACACACTCCGCCTGGCAAAAGAGGTTTGCCTAATAGTGTAGTTCAGCATAATGCTACAAACGGAGATGTCCTTGGTAGAACTTACTATGACGCTAGAGGTTTTAAAACGAAAGATGTTCATTTTACAAACCATAAACAACCGGCACGTCATCCTTATGGAAAAATCGGAGAACATGCTCATGATTTTGTATTTGATGATGAAGGTAAGTTCGTTAGTAGGAGTACTAGGGAATTAACAGACGATGAAAGAAAGGAGAATCAAGATATATTATGGCGATATTAGATGATTTACAAGCGTTATATGATAATGGATGGGACGCTTCTTTTAATTATAATGGTCAAGTATGTGGCATTTTCCCTAATTCTATTTATGATATTGTTGTTATTATTGGGGACAACGAATATAGAGCATCTTCTTTTGACGATTTGATTTCTTTACAGATTGAAGGGAAAACTTTACCGGAAATCATGAACGAAGTTGAAGTACAATATGGCTAAAGCACCTAGAACAATCTAAGTGCTTTTTTCGTGTCCAGAAAGGGATTTTTAATGAACAAGTATAAAAAATTGATAGAATTGATTGAAGATAACGGACTTGAGATACAATCGAAGAAATGTTATGATCCACAGAGTGCTTGGACCGGAAAACATTTATGGATTGTTGATAAGAAGGAACAAAATAAAATTTTTGATTTATCGGGCAATGGCTATTGTTTTGACGACAAATCGGTCGATAAAGCTATTGAAGAAGTTGAAAAATATTTGTCTCTTAAAAACATGAATACTTTTGATGCTTTCAAAGAATGGGTGGACAAGAATGCTAAGCCTCAAAAATGATGCTTAGAAAGGAGTAAAGGCATGTTTATATGGGATTTGGTATCAATCGCTTTCGGGTGGTTGGTATTTTTGTTGTTAATCTTTATTATTCTGGCCGTGATCAGCGGAATAATTAAGGGTGTAAAGAAAGGATTGAAGAAATGAAATACAGAAAGAAATCTGTAGTAATTGAGGCGGTTCCGTTCGTAAATACTGAAGAATCGATTTTAAAATTGTCAGAATTAGGATTAGATCCAGTTCGGATTGATTATGCTGACCTAGATAATCCAATTTTAAAAATAGAAACACTTGAAGGATTGATGGTAGCAACAGAAGGTGACTACATTATCAAAGGTGTGCAAGGTGAATTTTATCCATGCAAGCCTGATATTTTTGCAGAAACATATGAAAAAATGGAGGAATAAAATGTTAGAAAAAGCAAAACAATTGGCATCGCAAGAATTTTCGCGCTTATCAGGTCGTGAGATCAAAGCAGAAGCCTGCTTTGTAGTTTGGTTTAGTAAAACTTTGCAAAATTGGAAGGCTCTTGTTAGTACGAACACAATTACATCAAGCGAACTTTGTGGAGATTATGCAGAAATCACGCATAACGGAGACAAGAATGAGACTTATGTGGATGTTTACGCCAAGGTTTCAAATCGCGCCATTAAAGATTAGGAGGTGATCCGACATCTTGACTGGCAGGAATAGACTGCTATAAACCGCTATAAACTGCTATAAACCGCGTCGAAATCGAGGCGGTTTTCTTAGGCTCTAACCGTATGGAATCCCGTACGGTTTTTATATTGTCCAAACTGTACCGATGACGTTAAAAGCTGTACTGTTCCGTCGCCGGACGTAAAGCGAGATTATCGAGTGGCGACGTAATCGCTGGAGGACAATTATGTCAGAAGAAACCAATGCAACTGTATCTACTGAATCAACTGAGACTGTCGACACTCAAGAAAATGTTGATACAGTGCAGGAAGAAAAGCACGAACGAACTTTCACTCGTGCTGAAATCGGTAAGATGCTATCTGCCGAGCGCTCTAAATGGGAAGCTGAGCAAGAAGCCAAGGAAAACGAGGCTAAGAAGCTTGCTAAGATGAACGCTGACGAGAAACAGAAATATCAGTTGGATCAGCGTGAGCAAGAACTAGCTGACCGTGAAAAAGCTATTGCCCGTAAGGAATTGACCGCAGAAGCTAGAGCAATGCTAAGTGAACGTGACTTACCTGTTGAGTTAGTGAACGTAGTTGATTTGACAAGCGCAGAGACTGTCTCTGAATCTATCGCTGTGTTGCAGAAATCATGGGAGCAGGCCGTGCAAAAAGGCGTACAAGAAAAGCTAAAAGGCGGAGCTCCAATGAAGCAAGCACCAGTTGATAGTGACGGTATCACACAAGAAGAATTTGCTCGTATGGGTTATCAGAGTCGAAACGAACTCTATCAAAAGAACCCAGAACTCTATAAGAAATTGAAAGGTTAAAATAAATGACAGCAGGACAAACTAAACTAGCCACTATGGTTAACCCAGAAGTGATGGCGGACATGGTTTCCGCTAAACTACCTAAATTGATTAAATTTACTCCAC